TCGATGAGCGCAGCAGCCAGAGCCTCTGTTACAGAACGTAAGTCAGAAGTCTGGCTGTCTACTATGTGGAAAGCTACGAGGTGTCTACCGCTCAAACCCCTACTGTGCAGTGTCCTGACCCTTTGGGGCCGTATAGACACCAGCGACAGCTGAATTTGTTGGGGTTAGGGGGAAATTCTGTAGCTGTTGTCATAGCTAAACCCCTATCGTTGAAGTTCTTGAAGAAACGCATGCCTTGCTCTCGCGTAAATTGCATGCTGTGTGTCTCACCCAGGTCTAAATACCAGAGCTGAACGTCGATTTTCTGCAGTTCCGGATAACGCAAGAAGCTTAAGAGCTGATAGAACTGCAGCTGCTCGCCGTGCTTGACTTCGTTGCCGTAGCGCTTGCCTGTTTTGTAGTCAATTGCTACACCTTCGGTTTCTGACACACGGATAAATGCATCAAGCTTGGCCCTGCACCATGTAGTTTCTGAATTCCACGCTGTAGGTTGCCAGTCTTTATCGATAGCCCACTCCTGCTCCAGAATTACTTTGCCCGCCTGGAATAGCTCTTTGAGCTGCTCAAATTCCGTGGTGAACTGCTTGAGTTCTGGAATTAGGCCGGCGTCTGGATTGCGTACATATTGCTCAGCAGCATCGTGAATGCGTGAGCCTCTGTCGTTTGCGTGCTCTGACTGACCAGCCCTTAGTTTTCGTTCAGGTTCAGGGATTTTGTCGATGTACTTGAGTTTCGCCAGCAGCTGGCACTTCTCGAAATCACCTAACCTTGAAAAACTAAATGTCTTGATCACGTTGCGCACTCCTTAAGTTGGAGTGTCGATTGTACCCCCAAACTTTTTAGCGATCCGATTAACAAGCCACTTTTTCTTCGACCAATTTTTTCGCGGGCAGTTGATATAAAGTACACAGTCAGTGCCCCAAAATTGTCGCTCACCTACTTTAGCCCACATGGCCATAACAGGCGCTATGCCCCATGGACATAGGGCTTCTAACTTACAGTCAGGCCTCTCTGTCATTTTGGTCACGCTCCATGTAGCGAATAATCAAATGCTCTCGCAGTGCAGATACGATGCGATTGAACAAATTTTTCTTGTCTTGAGCACCCCAGAAATTTACGGCGTAGACATTCTTTAGTCCGTCAAGAGTGAGATCACCTGCTTCGATTGTATCGAGTGCAATTTGTTTACGCTCAAATTCACTGAAGTTGCGCCTGCGTTCTACGAAGCACTCACGAAGCCGTAGTACGGTATCAGATTCGTCAATATAGTAGCCATACTTTGTTGGCTGAGCACTGGCTTTTAGTAGTGGGCGCTCAATATCACCGCCCATCAAACGAAGTACTGGTAGCGTCTTTTTTAAGTACGTGCGAATGACTTTGCTAGCTTTCGTTGACAGCTCTTTTGGAGGTGTGATTACCATGTGTCCAGGGATGCTGATTTTACCCTTGTGCAGTTTTGGGCTATCGTAATAGAAGTTGTCTGGGATGAGCGCGCTCATTTCAAACTCACCACTTGGCCAAATGGAGCTTCTTGAATCTTGCTGTTACTCACCCACATAACTGGGTAGTCAGGTTCCGCATCAGGGAACTTACCCATCATGTCTGTCAGGTAAATTAAGCATTGCACGTCTTCGTTGTGCTCGTCTGTGTGCTCAAACACAGGCCTGAAATCAGTGCCACCGCCACCATGTGTACGTAACATGACTGGATAGTCATCTGGTTTGTACTCATCAACGTGGTTGATTGATGCATCGCAGTACAGAACTGTCACTCGCTCGGGTCTGACTTGATCCAGCACACCGTTGAGTTCGGCTGCAAATTCGTCTAGCTCTTGTTGTCCTATTGAACCTGACGTGTCAATTGCCATGACAATTGACCCGCACGCTTCGTTGTGTAGTGTAGGCACGTAGATGTGGTGGTTGTTCATCATGGTTCGGTTAGGCTTGCCCCAGTTGAAGTCATTTTTCACGACTGCGTGCATGAACCTAGCCAAAAGCTCTTGCCACGGTAACTTAGAGTCAAGAATATTGTGAACCAGCCGTTCAAGACCAGCGCTCAACTTACCAGACATCTTTGCCGCATTGGCGGCTTCAGCAACTTTGTTCTTCCAGTCCTGGACGATGGTGTTGACTTCGTCCTGGCTTAGCTGATCAGCGCCTGACTCTGATTCTGCGTCCTGTACACCGCCCACATCCCAGCCATCACCAAGACCGTCGCAAAAGTCGTCAGGCAGAAGATCATAAATCTGCTCTGCACTCATGTCTTTGTATTGAGGATCGACGAGTGCATCAGGCGTGAGTGTGTAACCGGCCTCAAGTACTACTGGGTTGACTGCGAAATCGCACGCAATGTTCCACTTTCGAGGGTCGCGATCACCACGTCGAGCTTGATGTACAAAAATGCAGTGCATCAACTCATGTACATAAATGCCTTTGAGTGATGCATCGGACAGTTGACGTACAAAATCGACGTCATACAAGATTTTTGTGCCATCGGTAGCCATCGTACCAAGCCCGTCAACAGCTTCGAGCTTCATCCGTACCAGTAGAGAGCCGAAGAACGGCTCGTCGATGATGAGTGCGCTGACAGCCTTGGCAATTTTTGTATCTACATCAATCACTTTCTTCGATGCTGCGGATGCCATGAATGTCTCCGATGTAAGGTTTGCACGCAGTGATCGCCTGCTCTAAGTGGTTGAGTAGAGCTGTGCGTACTTCAGGGAACTTACGTATTTCAGAAGCTTCCTGATTTGTGATATGAATTCTGATGAACTGCACGAAAGCTTCGAGTTCACTGCTCTGGTAGATGTTGAAATCCTGGAGCTTCGTGATGAACTCTTCGAGCTTCTCGATTGTTGTGGCTTTGAAGCGACTCTCTGTGTCCGAGAGGCGCTCGTGTAGCAGCTTGAGTCTGACGTACACCTGCTGCCAGAGACGCATCAGCGCCTTGTTCTCTGCTGCCTTGACTGCCTTGTCTACTTCACTTGCGTCAATGCCTGTGTCGGTCAGGTCAGTCAGGATGTGCCCGCTTTGGGGAATGGGCAGCGGGCTGATGTCTACGCCAAACTTAAGTTTGAGCTGGCTCAGACTGGGAAACTCAAGTGCGTTGTAACGATGCCCGAGCCTGAGCTTGCTGTCACTGGTGTAGATCTCGTAGTGGTTGATGAACTGATCGACGGTTTCCTCAAACGCCTCTTTGAGAGGCCTCATGCCGGTCATGTAGTCCAGGATTTTGTCGTTCATCAGTAGGCCGACGCCGTCGAGGTTCCACGGCATTGTAAGCTTGCGGTGGTAGTCACGGATTTTCTTGGCTGCGTCTGAAATGCCTTTCAGAGCTGACTTGGCGATCAGGTGCTTATTGAGAGTGCCGGCGTCAGCTGCCATTTGCTCCTGCGTGAGAAACGATTTAAGCGCATCGTTATCTCGTACGGTAGCATCCCATTGTGAGATTGTGCAGCGCATGAGAATCGCTTGTTGTACAAGACTCATTACACACCTCCTGCCATTCGTTGGGTTATATGAGCTACGTTCAGCTCATCTAGATTGAGCTCTTCTTTGATTTTGCTCGTCGATTTTCGCTCAATGACTTCGTGTAGCTTGGTCTTTTTTTCGTCACTCAGATACGTTTCAATCGCAGGCCAAATCTTTATTACTGAGTTGATCGTAGGTGCGCTGTCGAGCACTTTGTTAATCCCAGCCAAGAGTGTGTCTCGGTCTTTGGCTAACTCAGCGCATTTGTCTGCATAGTTCACGCTCAATCCCAAAGCGTTGAAAACGCTTAACTCAATTTTTGGCCAGGTAGAGTTGTACTGACTTTCAACACCTATGGGTCGTGGCTCTTTCCAGTTGTTAACTGGCGGATATGAAACTCCATGTGTCCAGCTATACATGCAAGGTCGACGTTTGAATTTAAGATACAGCGACATGATATGCATATTTGCGTTTTTTACGCGCATGCGCATTTCTGTTCCAAAATTAATAGACCATTCTTTGGGCAGTGAGCACAATGTTTGCTCTAAGTCAGGTGGTACGACAGTGGCATAAAGCAGATCAACATCTTTTGGGTTGGTGATCGTCAGTAAGTTAGTGATTGCCGTTTCAAAAGGCTCAGCTGCTTTTCGCGTGATTTCATTACGCAGTGTTGGTGTGATTTTGAGAATAGCCATAAGTACCTCAGATAAGAATGGAGCTATTAGCCAGAGCCCACTTGGCGAACTCTGGAGTGCGAGTGATGTCTTTATTGCGAATGGCGCTGTCACGAATCAGAAGAACTTGAAATTCTTTCTTGATGCGCTTGGCGTACGTCGTAAGCGCCTCAAAATTCTTGGTCGTTGCACGAGCTGCAAGAGCACCAACCGTAGCGTAGAGTGCGTTGAGATCAGACGGAACTCGCGCTTCTTCCGGGTTCATGATGATCATGTCAGGGTCAATCAAGTCATCTGCCATCTTGATGAATGCGCTGTACTCAACACCAGGGCCTGGACCTACACAGCCGTTGAACAGCTCTTGCCGAGTCTGATGATCAGAAACTTTGTTGTACTTTGATGCACGCTCCCATGAACGAGGTGTCGGGAAGGCGCGTTGTGCCGGATCGAAATCATGGAGCAGGCCGGGGCGGAAGCGAATGAAGCTGATAGTTTTGTCATCAATACCTGCGTGCAGCGCCCAGTCAATCCAGTCATCGAAGCTGGTCTCAACTTCGCCGTGAATGAAGCGATTGGCAAGAGGTGCCGGCATTTTGTACGTCACACCTTTGTCTGACTCACGGTTACCTGCGGCTACGATGCTCCAGCCATCTGGCATCTTGTAGTTGCCGATTTCACGATCAAGTACGAGACGGTAAGCAGCTGCTGCAGTGGCTGGAGGCGCTGCATTGATCTCGTCCAGGAAGAGAATGCCCTCCTCACCGTCGCGCATGATATCCGGCAGCTCGCCGAGAGACAGCCAGACTGCTTTGTCGTCTTTGAAATACAACAGGCCTTTCAAGTCTGTCGGATCGTAAGTGCTCAAGCGCATGTCGATCATGCCGATGCCTTTGGACTTGGCAATCTGTTGTACGATCTGTGACTTGCCGATGCCGCTGGCACCCCACAGCATGTAGCTGTGTTTGTTGCTGATTGCTTCGTTGATGCATTTTACTGCTTGGGTCGGGCGCATTATTTGATCTCCTTGAGTAGCCGAGTTGTTTCACGTTTGGATTTACCAGGGCGCTGAGCAAGGATTTTCAATTGTTGCTCAGCAGAAAGAACTGCACGCATTGCTTCGCGCACGCTTGCTTCTTCTTGCTTCATAGCTTTTGACTTCATTTCACGCTCCGTAAAAATAGACATGCCAAAGATCGGCATCATTCGTGGGTACTACGTTTCGTTTGAGCAATTAATGCTACAAACTTCTGTTAATGAGAAGTACATAAGGTGAATGTCAATATCGCGCACGTTAATCTCCCATGCTTGATTTGATACCTAGTAAATCTTTGGTTGAGCTGCGCATACCCTCTCGATTTGGTCTCCAGCTGTCTGGAAATGTTACAAGTCGAGTGTTAGCTGGTTTATCGTCTTGTGGCACGCTTGCTTTGGCTATTTCGGTAGCCCTCTTTTTTTCGTAACGTAGTTCATTCATGCAGTTACGGCAAGTTGTGCGAAATTCCGCCTTGTTTTTTGGGTGTGCAAAATGTGCCTTTGTCAGAGGTAGTGTAAGGCCGCACTGATCACATGTTCGCACCAGCTCTGTATTGATTCCAGTCACCCCAAACTGGACTAATACTTCTGGAATGATACGCTGTGCTCTGTTTGCAGGGCTGCCAGTTGGACGGTACACGACTGACCCCATTGCGTATGGCATGCCTGTGTGTGAACACAGCCCGTTAACTCGTGCTGTGCACTTATGCCACGCTTGGTTTTCGTAAGTTACGAAGTTGTAGCGAGCGTCGACTGTGATGTGATCGATATCCTCGACGCTGACTAATTTAAGTATCGTCATTCTTCATGTCCTCAATCAGCCACGTCAGATACGTCAGTGATTTTTCAAGGTCTTCCAGCCCGTTTTTAGCCATGGCTCTTGTGAGGTATTCCCAGGAGCGTGACCAGCAGTCTGACTGGTAGTGTGTCCAGCCGGCTACTGCCATTTTGTCGAGTAGCACTTTTCGGACGTCAATAACTTCAACTCCTGGCCATAGGTAATAGTGACTAGGATTTTTTACTTGGTCGTTCATTTTGTCAGCTCCTTCCAGCTAATAGGAAACAATTCGGCCATTTCTACAGCAATCTGTGCTGCCACTTCGCTTGTTTCTTGTTGTGCGTGTGGATCAAGGCGCAGGTTACACACGCGGGCGAAGGCCATCAAACTGCCTGACCAAATCCATTCCGTCATCATGTTCTGCGGCAGAATCATGCGCGCTTGCTCTGGGGCAATACTTCCTTCAAGTGCCCAGGTGTACGCATTCAATGCTGCTCGCGCTGCATTCTCCATCACCCCTGTCGGGTCAACGTCCACGCTTTCATCAGATGTGATGCTGGTGATTACACCTGCACTTCCCTGCTTGATAGAGCCCTCTGGCCTGCCGCGCCATGTTTCAGGGAAGAAGAACTCAGGCTCATCATCAACATATCTGCGGGAAACTTCATTCCATGCCAGACCAACTTGATGCTTGACGAGCTGTCGGGCGACGAAGATCGGTGCTTTGATTCTGAAGGTTGCGAATGCGTGAGCGAATGGCGACCAGTGGTTGTGCGTGGCAAGATAGTCAATCAGCTTGGTATCTGCGTGACTCAGCAAATAATCATGGATTTCGTTGCTCCACTCAAGTTCGCTTTCTTTCGCAAAGCTAACACGAGCTGCGTTAACTACACTCAAATCGGAGCCCATGTGGTCAATCAATGTTACGTCAATTTCTGCTGTTTTCATGCGCGCTCCCTGTGGTGTAAGCAGACACCTTTAATATTGAGTAAGATGTCAATCAGTTCGTTGGCGGTACGAAGTCCGTGGTTGTACTCACGTCGATTCAGCTGCTCGAACAGCTGCCTCGCCAGGGGTTGTAAGCTGACGTGATATTCTGACCAGTCTTTCTGCGTTTCCATCATCAAATCCTTTTCTGTATGCGAATTCAACTGCTGCCATCAGGCCAGCGTCCAGGCTTTTGCTCTTATGGTAGTTGTCTCTCAGGTACTCTGAGAACACCTGCCGTGCTTCGTTAATATCAAGGCTCATTTCAAACTCTCCACGTAGTGCTCAAGCCGGTCGATGAACCGCATCTGCGTCACTGGCCACGGCTCTTTCCACATTTCAAGGATATGCTGGGCAGCTTCGAGGGCGCGGGCTTTGCCGTGCGCTTTCATCTGCGACTCAAGAAAGACGGGGCTGTCCCCGTAATCCATTGGCTTATCGCCGTAGCCTTGGGGTAGGTTCATGTCTCCTCCTTGCGGGCGCGGATTTCAAGCGCGATTTCGTAGGCAACTGTTTGCGGGCCTTCCTTCATTCCCAGTGGTTCGTAGTTGTCGCACACCATCGCGCAGGCTTCGCGCTCTGTAAGGATTGCCATGGTTATGCGCTCGTTGATCCAGTCAAGTTCGCAGTTTGACCACACAATCCCGCCAACAAGGTCTGGGTGGTCGGTCTTTTTAACCATGAACATGCTCTCTATCGTCATATACCCCTCGCAAAGTCTTTGTGGTGTTCCGCACGCGCAGCACGCACGGCCTCTGCTGCTGCGTCTATGTCGGTGTAAAACCCAAGGTGCATAAACACGCCTTTACTCATGATCTGAGCGTGCCATTTTCCCGATTTTTTGCGCCAACACACACCCTTTACCCCGGATGTGTTATTAGATTGTCTGCCACGATTTTGGCTGTTCTGACTTGCCGTGCATTCCCTAAGATTATTGATGCGATTGTTTTCTTTATTTCCATCAATGTGGTCGATGCGCTCTGGCATTATTCCGTAGTGCATTTTGTATATCACACGGTGTTCTAGATACATAACTCCATCTATTTGGATATTCCGGTAGCCAGTGTGGTGAACTGCTCCAGCCCGATCTCCTGCCTTTTGTTGATTTGCCGCGTCTTTCTTTCTGTATAGAGCGCCATCCCCGTAATAAAACAGATCGTTAATTCGTTCCTGTGTAGCCATCTACATTTCCTCCTTGCGGTAGAGAGGTATCGTGTGTGATCCATAAACCGTATCCGGCCTTGACACTTCGCAGTAGTCACCACGCGCATTGATCCAGGCAACCGGCTCCGGTTCAGGCTTCGCCAGTTCGGCACGGAGTACTGTGACGGCATCTTGGCGATATTCAGTGGGGTAGTTGTGGATTAGCGCATCAAGCGCCTGCTGCATTACTTCTCGGCTCATTTCATCAACTCCTTTTCTGCGTCCGCAATGCTCCATACAGCCTGCTGAAGCGCTTGGTGCGCCAGCATCAAGTACGCCACATCTGCCGGTTTGCACCCAGTTTCTATCAGTTCTTTCTCCAGGCATTGCTTGCACACCCTGCTGCCGCGTGATGAATTGCCGCAGCCCTTGGCACATGGCCCCATCGTGGTGATCCCGGTTGGGTGCTGATACCAGAGGTCTGAGAGGATGCCTCGGATTTTGTCGGTCATTCCTCCACCTCGATCACTTTGTCTTCAGACGGTACGCGCTGGCAGGATAGGTAGTTGCAGTCTTCGGTACGCAAGAGCAGCCTTGTCCCGTCGAACCACGCAAGCAACTTGACCTGCTTTTTTGGCTTCGGTTTGTCGCGGATTTCGTAATCTTCTGGTGGGCGCTCCCAAGCCCAGAATCCTTCGTTTGAGTCATACCAGTCTTCATGCACCTTTAGTTTTATTTGCTTCGTCGGGTCCGCCGCAGCGGCCTTCAGTTCTGCGTAGGGGTCAACGGTCTGCTTGATGCGGTAATCCTCATCCACGTCCCATGATGGCATGAGAACACGGTGCCAGTTACCACCTGCACCTAGCCATTCAATCTCTGCGCCGTCAGCCCAGGCGTGGATAAGGTCTGCGTGTCTGTGTTTCATCTCCATCTCCTTGAATTAGTGCCGGTTACGATACTTCGAAAGAGAGTGCCGCCCTTTACGGGCCTTCGGCAGCTTGCGATACCGCTCTCCGATCAAGCTGTAAAACATTGGAAATACGTGGTTACGCGTCAAAAGTGACGTGTCTCATGCGTTAGGCATCAACGGTGCGGTAGTTCGAGTATCCGCCCATCTCTGCCCGCGTCTTTAGCTCGTCTAGCATCTCTGCGGTTGTGGCATTCCCAAGCCACGGCTGCGACCAAATTTCGTCAAGTATTTCAGCGAACACCTCCGCCAAGTCCGGGTCCATCTCCTTGTGTGATGTTGCTTCTTTGCACCACGCCTGCGCCGCTTTTCCTCTTGCCAGTTCGGTTGCCATTCCCATCTCCTTCGGTTGTCTGCCTAACATTTGCGTCAACGCGGACGCTCCGCTTCGCTACGCGCCGGTTACGCCAGCGTTAGAACCTAGCGAAACTGTCTTGCGCCTTCGTCCATTTCTCACGTTCCGCCCGCGCGGCTTTGTCGCCTTCTTCCTTGCAACTTGCGATGCGCGCTTTCCAGACATCCATGCGCGTCAGCGTGTCGCTTTCTGCGTCGTAGTGGTAATCCGCGCCGTTGAACTTTATGCCGCCGTAATGGCGCGCAATGCTCAACTGCGTCTGGCTCACGTTGTAAAAGCGTTCAGGTCTGTTCATGGCTCATCCAGTTATAACTATCGCTTCCAGCCGATTCGCCTCCGCTGCGCTCCGGCTCTCGGCTGAAGCTGGCGTTAGGCGTAGTCACCCATAGCCCCGTCGATTGCATCTCGTAACGTCCCTCTGTACACATCAACAGTGGTCGCCCCGGCTTTTCTGAGAATTGCCACTTCATAGCCAGTTCCAAGCAGGGATTTGGCAATTTGCACTTGCCCCTTGCTGGCTTTTTCTTCCAGCCAATCCAGGCGGTGTTGATCGCATTCATCTTCCATTTCAATCTCCTCTGGTGGGCCGCGAAGCATCCCTGCATCAACCTCTCCTGTTGAGGTGAGCGGCCCGTTGATCGTTACCGCAGCGTGACCTTCATGGTCTTCTGCCCGACTGTCTTGCTCGGGATGTAGATACACATCTGTCCGGTCGTGCTGTCGATGGTCTGTGTGACCTTGCCGCCCTGGACTTCGGGGCAGTGGTAGGGTTGGTGCGAGTTGACACCGAAAGCGTAGCCCACCACGAAGAAACATGCCGCTACTAAGGTAATCACGAGTCTTGCTAGGTTAGCGGTGCTCATGGCTTGCACCTGTAGACGTTTTGTTTTGTAAATCCGCAGTCCAGCCAGCCTTGAGGTGGTGCGGGCTGGGGCGGGGCGGACATGAAGATGGTGAGGATCAGGGCCATGCTTAGCGCTTCGCCCATTTTTCGAGCCAAAAGATTTCAGTCATTTCTTTGCCTCCACTTGGCAGAGGACACGGGTGTTGTCATCTTGGACGAACCCACGCTTCGCGCAGACTTCGACAATTTCTGACTGGAAGTTACGATTGTCTTGAAGGAATTGCACTACCCCAAATAACGCTACCGCCAAAAGTATGCCGATCAATATGGCCGCTAATTCGTTACTCATTGGTACACCTTTGCTTTCCAGTTACTGAACTCACGCGTGAGGATGGCCCGCATGGCACTGTTTTCTGCGCTCAGGTGGTCGTTCTTCAGACTCAGAGTGTCTACCCTGGCCTGCATTCCGCGCAGGTAGCTGATGATTTCCCGTGAGACGCGAGTGCGCTCCTCAATCTCTAGCTGCAGCCTCTCCAGCTCGTCAATCATTTTTAACCTCCGTACTTTTTGACCAGATCTTTGACGATCTGATCGTCGTTGTCCTGGATGTCAATGTTGTTGATGCCGCTGCACAGTACAAGCCAGATCATCAGCAGTGCTGCTATGCCAAGAATTATGTAGACAATGTTCAGGATCATCACCCGTTCTCCCATTTAGAGTCCTTGTACTGCTGCCACGCTGTGTCAATCTGATCTGCGATGGCTTCAGTGAAGCGCTCGTGAGCTGCTTCTGATGCGTCAGTGTCTGATAGACCCTCGTCCTTGAGCTCGTCGAAGAATCCTTGGTACAAGTGTTTGTAATCAGTCATTTCACTCTCCTATGTTTTTTAGCAGGCCACTGATGTGCTGCTCTGTGTACTTGTTATCTGATTTCGCCCGCTTGTCGTTAGCGTGCTGTACCTGCTTAATTTTTGAGCACTCAGTATGGTCAAACCAGCGGCCTTTGGGCTTACCACAAATTTCACACGTTACTAAGTGAGCCTTCATTTCACGCTACGCTCCTGAGTTTGGGCTGCTTGGACGCTATGATCTCAGCCTTGGCATCTGCGTACCAAGCAGGGTCTGTGCCCGTTGACCAGTTGATCTTCATGCCACGGAATGTGGCAGATCCTCTGTTCACCGGTACGATTTTGATGTTGTGGTGGTTGCAGAACCTCGAGAACTTGGCCGGGCTGGTGGGTATGTCACCCACTGTGTGTGCAAAGATCAGCTGCAGCTCTTCTCTGCTGAGTGAAGCCCATTCATTCAGTAGGATGTTGTGCATCAGCTCCTTGTACATCTGAGCTGTGATCATCGTCTTGCCCTGCGCTTGGTTGATGTCCACGATGTAAGAGTGCAGCTCCTCCAGATCACCATCAATGATGTTCTTGCTGATCTTGTCGATAGATGTCAGCGAAGCGTCCTTGATGTCGCGACGTGCCGCATTTTCCAGCACGCGGCGCGCTTTGGCCTCGTTGAGTGGGTACTGCTGAAGAAATTGAGTGAAGCTCTCAAGCTCAGCTGGGATCAGCTCGTCTACCTCCTCGTCAGACAGCTTGATAGGGGTGGTCTGGAAAAGACCTACGTTGTACCGCCTGTCAGTGCCCTCGATGGTGACCTGCTTGTTGCTGTTGGAGCACAGTACGTAGTTGTTGAAGTTATTCACCAAGTACCCAGCTGCGCGCATTTTTCGGATGGTGAGCATGGGCTCAGTGATCATTGTCTTGAGCGTGGCTAGTATTTTTGAACCATGCTCGAGGTCTTCGATGCTCATCTCGTCGATGAATGTCAACAGTGAGTTCTCCATGCGTTCGTTGAAGCGGTCTTCCAACTGATTCATCTCAAGGTACGCTGTGTTCTGCTCACCTAGCAGTGGCCGCAGTATGCGGTGGATCAGTGTGCCCTTGCCTGTGCCGTGCACACCTTGGAAGAGCCACGCTGTCTGAGTGCGGTTCTTTTTCTGGATGATGAACGCTAGCCAGTTGATGAAGTGCTCGTATGTAACCTGATCAGATCCTACTACTGACCAGATGACTTTCTTGATCGTAGAGAAGTCACCAGGAGGTGTTTTACGCGCCTTAGCCGCTTTCATGTAGGGTGACTCAGTGTAGAGGTTGATCTTGCGCTGTGCGACGTCCAGAGGGGCTAGCTGAGGGTCAAACACGAGGTCCCAGATTGGGATGATGTCCGGGGCTGGTTGTCCATACTGAGTCATGAAATCAGCCAGCATTTTCTCGCTTGTGGCACGTGCGAGGTTCCATGTCTGAGTAGCTTGGTTGTAAATGCCGTTGTAGTAGAGAGATGACTTCATGTCACGAAACACGAAGTACAGATTCTGAGTGGCACCTGCTATCGCCGTCAAGGGCGATTGAATCGCCGCCTTCTTGAGAGCAGCCGCGTGCGCCTTGGCTATGACGAAATACTCAGGTGCTATCTCGCTGAGCTTGTACACCGGCTCTGACTTAAAGTTGTAGAGGTAGGTCGGGTTGTCTTCAGGGTGGTAATACGCGAAGGAATCACCTCCGTTGAGGTTGAGGTATGCGAATCCTCGCTCGAGCTTGGTATCAGTGACGATGCCTTTGTCTGGCTTGGACATGAACTGAACACCAGATTCTGTATCGGTGCGATACACAAACTTCTTGCGTGTCTCAAGGCCTGAGGCCACACGCAGCTCGTTGATACGCTGCTCTACCTGTGTCTTGAGCGCTTCAGGTGGGAGTAGAGCTGTTACGAAGAATGTCGCGTAGCGCTTGGTGCGCTTGACCAGCAGGATTCTGGTGGAGAGTGTGTCAAGTGAGGGTGGTGTGCACTCAGGAGGTGCGATGTAAATCAGCTTGTCATTCTGCGCTACGGTTGGGTCGAGGATGTAACTAAGCGCCATCTGGCTCTTGGTCAGGCCCAAGCTCAGCTTCAATGCTTCGATCTGCACGTTCAGTTGAGCAAACATGTGCTTCAACAGCGCCGGATTCACTGGCGAGTCGAATAAGATGAAGACATGCGCCTTGGTTTTGTCGCTCTGGCCCATTATGCCGTGAGAGGCTGAGTACTGAATGACGTAATCCACCCCTTCAAAGCCAGGAAACATGTCTAGAATCGACTCAATTGATACACCCTTGGGTAACCCATCAAAGTCGAGGCAAGCCCAGCTAGTGGTTGTCAGAGGCGTTGTGGTTCCTGCACGTGATTCCTTAACTAGCGGTCTGGTCAATACACCCTTGAGCAGGCAATGGCCTTGAACTGCATGTGCGTTGATCTGTGTGTACAGATCTTCAATGGTGTTGATCTTCTCGAGGTAGCTCGTGAACTCATACGCGTTGGGGTAGCTGGTCTTACTTGAGATGGTGAAGCGCTTTGTGAGGCGCATATCAGCGCCGAGGAAGTACATGTCCATACGTGTAACCCCGTAGTTTTTTGAGGGGAGGGAGGGTAGCACAGAGCGGTTATTACAGAAATACGCTTTTTCGGGGGGGCCTATTCCAGGCTAGGAATGACATGTATATGTTTTATGTATATATATACTTCTACTTATTAGTATAAATAAGAAAATAGTGTAAAAGTGTAAAGAGAGGGTGGGAACCTAGGTAGGGTCTGGGTTGGTGGGTTTTCAGAAACGTCCACAGAATGGTGTTTTTAAGTGTCAGTGTGGAGATTTTTCCATGAATCTTTACAGATTTACACAATTTACACTTATTTTGAACTTAATTTAAAACCGAAACGCTGTTTTTGAAGTGTTTTTGCCTATTTTTTAAGCAGTTGTTCAACGATTGAGTAGTACATACGTACTATAAAATTAGTACATATGTACTAGGTTTACACATTTACGCTTTCTCAAAATTGATTTGGATTTTCAACTTTTTTTATTTAACCTATTTTATAGTACAGATGTACTATGAAGATGTGCGCATATCTAGTACATAAGTACTATAGTCATACATTATTGGTGGCCTCGTGTGGACTTCTCTGAGGCCGGAGAGAGGAGATTAGTCAGCCCACTCAACTTGCTCCTTTGTTTGATACCAGAGCTTCATCACTCTGAGCATGGCAGATGCTCCGAGTGCGCCCATTGTGGCCATGGCCATCCCTGAGAATGTGCCCCAGTGCATCCAGAATAGCAGCACTGTCATGAGCGTGTCGGGGATGAGCATATGGTTTAGCAGCCATATGCGCAGTCGGTACGGTAGGTTGCCCATCAGGATGAGCAGACCTACTGCAGCGATCAGGCCCATGCCCGCCAGTCCGACGAGCATGTCCATGATCAGGCGTACTTATCGGCCAGGACGAAGTTGTCGAATGCTTCGTCGATTACGGCTTTGCCGTAACTGGTGCGCATCTCGTCAACCTGCTCCTTGAGGCGTGCGTACGCTTGGCACAGCGCCTCGTGTTCCGCTCCGCTGTTGTCTGCAGCGTTGCGGATGTTCCGTTTCGCATACAGCTTTTTGCGAGCGATGCTCTTGGTGATCACCAGCATCAAGTCCTTGAGGATCTTGAACTGGTTGAGCGTAGGTAGATCATGCCACGCATCCTCGAAGGTGCATTTGTCACCTTGTTGGACCATCTCCATGATCTTCGGAGCGTTTTCACGCAGTGTGTTCGTGCTGCGCTCCTTGTCCTGAACGACCACCGCTTTCTCCAGCTCCGAGATGAGCTCTGTGTCGAGGCCGTACTGCTCTTCCTCGGTGGTGAGGAACTCATCAGTAGCTTCGATAAGCTCATTGGTGTTGTTCATCGGAGCTGACTCAAGCAGGAACTTGATAGCTCCGTTGATACCGGTGAACGGGTACCGCTCGTACATCGCCTTATCTGCGATGGCCAGTCGTATCAGGTGCTTGTATCCGCCGAATACGCTGGGCTTGATTTTCTCAGGTTCTCTGAATCCCACTTCTTCGGTGTGGTCATGATAGTCAGACTTGTCATTGAGGTAGTCTTCAATGTCGCTGACGTTCTGGCCGTCGATGAAGTCGATCTCGGCCTTGTTTTCGTCCAGCGTGGTCTTCTTCGTGAGCTGGCTATTGCCGTAGCCCACGCATGTGAAGGCCATGGCGCTGATCAGCCGGTTCAGACAGAACCGGTAGGTGATCTGGTCAATGCCTTTGATCAACCCTTGCGGGTTGTCGGCCTTGATGATGCGGTCTTTTTCCTTGCGGAAGTTGGTCAGTTCGAGGATGTTGCCGTCAATGTTATCTGCTGACATGATTAGTTACCTCCTTCGGTTGCGGTTTGGATATCCAATCCTTTGGATTTCATGTACTCGACTACGAGGTCGTAGCCTTTTTGGCGGGATGCGTCTCGTACGCCGTCTTCCAGCGTACCAGCGACAACACCAACCTTGCGGTTGAGGCTGTCAACAACGTCCGCGAACTTGCGTTCGATGATGCCCATGCCCGTAGCAGGTGCTTGGGCTTGGATTTCGTGGTGGTTACGTGCATGTCTGATGATCGCCATGATTGGCTCCTTAGTGAGTGGTAAACAGAATTTCGTACATCTCATTACGCTCTTCGTCGTCTTCGACGGCTTCCATAGCTAGCATGATGTCCAGCGGATCAGCACAACTTATTGGAATCTCACGGTTCCAAGAGTCTGTAACGGACATGTTTTCCAGCAGATTTCCATAGATAGTGGTCATTTTTCGAATCTCCATTCGGTTTGGTTAAAGTACGGGCACTGCAACGTCAAACATGGTTACAACATGGGTCCAGCCACCGACCCAGGTTTGATCCCATCCAGCTTCTTTGTACTTATCAGCCCAATACTGAGCTGTTTTTGCACAGTCACACGGAATGCACGTGTGTTGGGATTTGTCTCCCAGCCATCCAGTGGCTGTCATCATCACAACTACATTACTCATCACAATCTCCTTTACACACAACTACAAAACTCACATCTCTCATACACAGAGACGTGATTTCCACCATCTCCAACTTACGCCGTAGCTGCGCAGCTTCGTGCTCAGCAGCTAAGGCACGGCATAGGAGTCGGTTGTTCTCTTTCTCAAGCTCCAGAAGCGCGTAGCGCGCTTCCAAAGACAGACTACGAGCGAGGGGAACAGGCATGCTAGACCTCGACTAGACTACTTAACTGAACATCAGAGTACGAAGCTCTGACGCGTTAAGCTTCTTGGTCGCAGCCTTCCTAGCCTGCAGCTCTATATACCTCTCATTAGCAGCCGCCTGCTCAAGCTCGTCGAGCTTGGGCATGAGATCGAAGAACTCAGTCTCCCCATCCTTGGAAAGCTTGACCTTAAGGCAAAACTCATAGGTCAGATCCTGACCATTATCCTTATGCCACGTCATAGTCATGACGCCGTCATGCCGGTTCTCATCCTGCTGAGGGAACAAGGTGACAGTGGCGTTGCCACGAACCTTCTTACCAGTCTCAACATCGAGACTAAACACGTTCTTATCAGAACTAATGTGCTTCAAATACAGCTTCGAAGTACCACTTTTAAGCGGAACTTCAATGAAGCCACTGAGCTCAACTTCGTCAAACACGAGGTTGGAAAACAACTTGCCAAAGTAATTGTGTTTCATTTCAATCTCCTAAAAAGAACAACAAAAAAGCCGAGACTAGCTCGGCTTCGACTTTGAGCCACATGGCTCCCTACTACATATCCAGAACCAACAGGCCAAACAGCCTGCACCCACGTACGGCAACAATGCCAACGCGGTAATGCTCAAACCTAGGCCACCAAGGGACCCAGTGCAACGTAGCCCACAGTACAAAATACAGCGTACGAGACTTAATCAGCATCATGACCTCCACTGATCAATAGGAATGTAACAACGGGGCATTGCCCCAGCAGGCGCAAACCCATTCCACAGAACGGGGTAATACCACCAATCGATGAAAGTAACAGTCATTTTGAATCTCCATTCAAATTGGGCGACATTGCCCCTAGAGCTGCCTGTCACGCAGCTCTCAGTGCCCTATCGCGGCTTAACTCACGCGCATGTGACGTTTTTCGTCACCTAATGTGACGTTTTTCGTCACATTGCTACGAGGCCATGCCATAAATGGCCCAAAACCCAGCGCCAGCCAGCTGCACCAAGGCAGCTGTGGTATCACCAGCGATACCGAAAGCCATGGCAGCACCGAAGTGCGCCAAAGCCAGCGTTGTTACAGCAACTACTTTCAATGTGTTCATACAATCTCCTAGTGCTAAAAACCCAGTTACCTGGGAACCATCCTTGCGGGGCAAGGATCTGAGTACTGTGTACCTAGGTGCACAGTACTCAGCCCCCTGCGGGGCTGAGCTACTACTTACTTGCTCTTCGCGAGCAGGTAAGCGGTCACGCGGTCGTATGCCGCCTGACCGGTTTGGTCCCTAACGTCCCAGACGCCCTTAACAAAGGACGCTTGCTCCAGGACCTTGGAGATCGTGGTTGCAGTGGCACGCTCAACGATGTTGAGCGTGGTGGCAGTGGTGGTGTTATTACGTGCGTGGTGACGAATAATGGCCATGGTAAATCTCCTGTGTACGTGGGTACGCCGTACGTGCGCTGATCCAAAATGGATCGAGATCCCGAACTCGAATCCGAACCGGGGTGGGTCGGATGCGAAGAGGGGAGGGGGTGTCGTAGCTCCACAAAGACAAAGTTTTCAAAGTTTTTTGTTTCCTAGCTCAGAGATACTTAAGTTCTTGGTTTCCAAGATCGAAGTCCGAAATTTTTTCTCAAAATTTTTGGTGTATGATGAGGGGACTGATTACGAGGTCTGAAATGGCGAAGCGGAATTACGTCCCGAACGACGGTACACGCGAGCTGAGTCCCCAGCAGAAGAAGTTTGTCGCTGCACGGGCAAAAGGCATGGCTCCACCAGAGGCTGCAGAAGCAGCCGGCTACGCATATGCGAAAGTGGCCGGGTATGAGTACGCTCGTAAGCCAAACATCATCGCTGCGGTCCAGAAAGAATTCAAAAGGGCCGAAAGAGTGTCTGACATGAGCAAGAAGAAGGTCATGGATGGCATGCTTGAGGCGATTGAGCACGCGAAATTGATGTCTGAGCCCATGACGCAGATCGCCGGGTGGCGAGAAGTGGCGAAAATGTGCGGTTATTACGAGCCCACCAAGGTGCAGCTCGATGTTTCTGTCTCAGCGAAGCGGTTGTTTAGCAAGTTTGAGACGATGAGCGACGAGGAGCTGCTCAGATTGGCAGAGACTGAGATTATTGAGGTGGAAGACTTCGAGGTTATAAGTGACGGCACCCAGGAGTAGCTCGAAAGAGGTAGCGTTCAACAAAGAATTAGCTGCGCGGGTACTCGCACGCCGCAATTTGCTGTTTTTTACCAAAAAATTTCATCCGAGTTATGACGCCGGGTGGGTGCACGAGGACATTTGTCGTCGCTTGGAACAGTTTTCGAGGGATGTTACGGACAAGAAGGCTCCGCGACTGATGCTGCTCGTTCCGCCACGGCATGGAAAATCTGAGTTGGCGAGTATCAGGTTTCCGGCATGGCACCTCGGGCATCATCCGAGTCATGAGGTGATTAATTGCGGGTACAACACCGACTTGCCGATGAAATTCAGCCGGAAAGTGCGCGAAATGATGCGCGACAAGGCGTATCAGGCGATGTTTTCTGACACCAAGCTCGATCCTGACAGCCAGTCGGTTGAGGCGTGGAACACCACGATGGGTGGAGGGTTTACAGCGGCGGGTGTGGGTGGTGGTATCACCGGAAAAGGTGCGCACGTACTGATTATTGATGACCCGATCAAGAACATGGAGGAGTCGGACAGCTCTACCGTGCGCGACGGCCTGTGGGATTGGTACTGGTCTACGGCGTACACCCGGCTTAGTCCTGGTGGAGGTGTGCTGATTATCCAGTGCATGACTGGAGATACGCCGGTGCTGATGGCTGACGGCACCGAGCGGCGTCTTGAAAGCGTCAAGGCTGGAGATAGAGTTGCTACATACTGGCAGGGAGCACTTTCCACAGCTGCTGTAAGCGCCGTCAAGGCCAGTGGTAGTGATTCTATCTTGAGAATCACTACAAAATCAGGTAAAATTGTCAGGTCGAACGGGAGGCACCCGTTCTTGGTTGATACTGGGAGTGACCTGAAATGGATGAGAGCAAGAAGTCTGACTACAGCACAGAGAATCGTGGCGCTAAAGGACAGTGGGGCAAGTGGCGAGGCGTTACGTGCTCGGAAGATGTGTGTGACAAGCCAGCAGTCTGTCGAGGACTCTGTCAGTCTCACTACGGAAAGCGTAAGTGGGCTGACGGCCACAGGTCACCGAGTGCGTTGGACAAGGATGGGCGACGAAGCGCCAAGCTCAAGTACAACTACGGGATTACTGTCGAGGACTACGAGCGCATGGTCGAGGCTCAAGGCGGTGTTTGTGCGATTTGTGGAAAGAGCTCGCAGGAGGCAAATCCTGGTCATTGGAAAGAGCGACTTGCTGTCGACCACTGCCACGAGACCGGAAAAGTCAGGGGGCTGCTCTGCAACAACTGTAATGCAGGAATCGGACATCTTGGATCTGAGTCCGTTGCACTTGCCGCTGCTGCGTACCTCAGACTTCATTCTGGACCCGATAGTCAGTGTTGAGGAGTGCGGTGTTGAAGAAGTTTTCGACCTTCAGGTAGAGGGCACTGAGAACTTCATCGCCAACGGGTTGGTAAGTCACAATACGTGGTGGAACGACGACGATCTGGCAGGGCGGCTGCAGAAGCAGATGCGCGACGTGGCTGGTGGTGATCAGTTTGTGGTGATTAAGTACCCAGCGCTGGCTGAGTTTGACGAGTACCTCACGCAGGAGGGTGACTTGTTCCGCCCCACTACGCAGGGCGAGGACGTGCCAGAGGGTGCCAAGCTGCTCAGGCTGGCAGGAGCGGCGCTGCACCCAGAGCGCTACTCGACGAAGATGCTGGAGAACTACAGGGCCAACATGCACCCGCGCATCTGGTCGGCTCTCTACCAGCAGAATCCCGTGCCGGACGAGGGCATGTATTTCAAGACTGAGTGGTTCAGGACTCAGCCGAGCATGCCTCAGATACGCAAGCGGCACTTGTATCAGGCGTGGGACTACGCCATCGGGGAGAAGCAGCAGAATGACTACACCGTAGGTTCGACGATCCTGCAGGACGAGAATAACTTCCTGCACGTGCTGGACGTGGTGAGGTTCAAGGGCGATACGTTCACGATCATCGAGGAGATGCTGAATTTTTACCAGAAGTGGACGCTCTACCCGGATACACCTGTGGCGCTGGGGGTTGAGGATGGTCAGATTTGGCGCGCCATAGAGCCGGTGTTCAAGCAGAGGTGTGCAGAACGTGGGGTGTTTCCGCCGTATGAGGTGCTGAAGCCGCTGACTGACAAGCTGGTCAGGGCCAGGGCGCTCCAGGGGCGCATGCAGCAGGGGCGTGTGGTGTTTCAGGAGGCTGACTGGCTGATACCGCTCAAGCGCGAGTTTTTGAGGTTTCCGGCAGGTGACCATGACGACATCGTCGACTCACTGGCGTGGAACTGCAACATGATTACCAGCAAGGCACCACCTAAAGTCGACGCCCCTCAGAATTCCACGCTGAAGTCGTGGAAAGAGAAGATTAGTGGCATAATGGGCGTCGAAGTCGGTCACATGGCCGCGTAAGTGACAGGAGTGAGTGTATGTCAGACCACAAGTTAGCCGCAGAGCTGGTGATGCGCTGCTTTCACAGCCGCACAGCGGCGCATGTGCTGCACCTCAAATCGAAGTCTTACTCGGAGCACATGGCGCTGCACGATTTTTACGACGAGATCGTGGACTTGACCGACGCGTTTGCCGAGATGTACCAGGGCGAGTACATGACCTTGCTGAACGAGCACCCGGATGGGTACAAGAACCCGCCCAACGCGCTGGCTCTGGTAAATGGCTTGGCGTCGTGGATCGGCGCGAACCGCAAGAAGGTGTGTGACAGCTCACAGTGTCAGTCTCAGATTGACCTGATCGTGATGCTGTGCAACCAGACAGCTTACAAACTGAAGTTTCTAGCGTAAGGCGCACTATGCCAGTTGACACCGAGATAAGCACGAAACAGTGGTACAGGTTCCAGTTTGTCAGAGACAACGGGCATAGTGACTACATCGCCAAGGCGGAGCAGTGCAACCGGTTCTTCCGGGGCCTGCAGTGGGATGACAAGGACTTGGCGCTGCTCAAAGCGCAGCGGAGACCGGCACTGACGATCAACAAGATCATGAGTACGATCAACAATGTGCTTGGTGATCAGTTGTTCAACCGCAGTGAGATCAGTTTCCAGCCACGATCAGGTGCTCCGAGTGGTAACGCAGACGCGCTGACGAAGCTGTTCAAGTACATCAGTCAGGACAACATGCTGGATTGGGTGCGGAGTGATGTGTTTGCGGATGGTGTGATTACCAGCCGTGGCTTCTACGACGTGCGCATGGACTTCAACGACAACATGCAGGGTGACATCCGCATTCTGCGGCTCAACCCGAAGAACGTGTTGATTGATCCAGACGCTGAAGAGTACAACCCCGACAGCTGGGCGGATGTGATTCACACGAAGTGGATCACCGCAGATGATGTCGCGGTGCTGTACAACGAGGACGATGCTGATTATTTGCGCAATCGGGCAGGTAGCTTCTTCCCGTACGGGTTCGATTCGATTGATTTTGCGCGTGACAGGTTCGGCTCTCGCTTCGGAGGTCGGTCTTACTACCAGGGCGTGACGGATGAGTCGCAGGTGATGCGGCAGGTGCGCGTGATTGAGCGCCAGCACCGCATGCTGGACAAGCAGAAGCACTTCTTCGATCAGGCTACTGGTGACACGCGAGCGATTCCTGACAACTGGAGTAGAGACAAGATCGCAGCTGTGCGCGATCAGTTCAGGTTGCAGGTCATCAAGAAGCTGACTCGACGCATTCGCTGGACGGTGACAGCAGATAACTGCGTGCTGCACGACGACTTCAGTCCGTACAAGCACTTCACCATCGTGCCGTACTTCCCTCATTTCAGAAACGCTCAGACCTTGGGTCTGGTGGAGAACTTAATTGGCCCTCAGGAGCTTCTTAACAAGGTCAGTTCCCAGGAGCTACACGTTATCAACACTACCGCCAACTCCGGCTGGACGGTTAAGAGCGGCGCGCTTCGGAACATGTCTCTGGAAGAGCTGGAGCAGCGCGGAGCTGAGACCGGTCTGGTTCTGGAAGTCGACGACATGGCGGGAGTCGCCAAGATCCAGCCTAACCCCACTCCTCAGGGTCTGGACCGGATCACGTACAAGGCCGAAGAGCACATCAAGACGATTTCTGGCGTCTCTGATTACCAGACAGGTCAGGCTCGCGAAGATGTAAGCGCCAAAGCTGTTGCACTGAACCAGAATCGTGGGTCTATCAGCAACGCCAACATCACGGATAGTCTGAATCGATCAGATCATATCCTGGCTGGCGTGATTCTTGACCTGATTCAGGAGTACTACACAGAGCCTCGCGTCGTCAACGTCACTAAAGACCGGATGACAGGAGAAACAGAGGAGGTCGGCATCAACCAGCAGGATGAAGAGACTGGCGAGCTGCTGAATGACCTCACACTTGGGGAGTATGATGTTGTCGTTACTAGCACACCAGTACGCGAGACGCTCGAAGACTCGCAGTTCCAGCAGGCTGTGCAGCTCAAGGAACTCGGTTTGCCGATTCCTGACGCTACTCTGCTTGAGAATTCACGACTCCTTCACAAGTCTGACATAGCTCGTCAGATGGAGGAGCAGAAGAACAGCCCGCAGGCTCAGCAGGCGCAGGAGCTGCAGAACTTGATGCAGCAGCTGGAGACTGTCAAGCTTAAGGGTGAAGCCGCCAAGCTTGAGGCTGACGCACAGCTCAAGCAGGCCCAGGCGCAGCAGGCTGCGCAGGGTGATAACGGCGGTGAGATGGCCAAGATGCAGATGGAGATGCAGATGGCGCAGGAGAAGCACCAGCTGGAGCTGGAGAAGATGGCCAAGGAGTTTGAGTTCAAGGAGCGTGAGTTGCAGCTCAAGGAGCGTGAGCTTGAGATGAAGCTCCAGACACAGCAGCAGATGGACCAGCAGA